TTGGCTGGGGCAGATGGCGGAATGTTTATCAGTTCTGCTACAATCGCTTCAGGTTCTTTACCAGGTGATTTACAAGCATACACAATTACTTTAACATCTAACGGCACGATTTCAGTTCCACAGATGGATATTACCACTACATTATCTGCTTTCTTGGCGGGTTCTAACATTAGTGTTGATAGGGAGTAATTTTCCCTTAAATTATAGAATGGGGGGTTTCATTACCCCCCATTTTTAAGCCTTAAAAAAAAGATATGCGAAGACAATTCAAAGGATATGAACCCCTTTCAACTGAAGATTGGGCTAAATTACAAAAATCAAATGTCGTAGCGAGGGTTATTTATCCTTTGGGTAGAATACCAAGTGAAGAAACACCGACACCACCAATTAGTCCTTCACCTACACCATCAAATACACCTTTTCCTACACCCACGCCAACTGCTACACCTATTCCTTTTGATAGTGATGCTGCGGCATATTTAAGTGAATTAGAAACACAAGGTTATACCGCAACAACATCAGAAAGAACTTATGTTGATACTTTCTATAAAGGGTTAAAATCTAACAATCTATATGATAGATTGATTAGTATGTATCTTCACATAGGGGGTTCTGCTGCTACACACGCAGTAGATGGTATAACACCTGGCGGTTCTTTGGATATTACTTTTGGTGGTGGTGTTAGTTATTCATCATCGGGAACTACTTTTGATGGTATAAATGGTTATGGTGATACTAACTATACACAGACATCTTTAACTGATGATAATTTATCTATTGGAGCATTTTTATCAGTTGCTACAACATCGGATAGTGGAGCAGTAATGGGTGCTCGTAATAATTCGGCACCAACAAGTGCGACACAGATTATACCTTATCAAACTTTCGTTGGAACTACTGATGATGGTTTTTATCAAGCACAGAATGCGGGAGCCAACTATGTTTTAGTTGATAGAACCGCAGATGCTGAAGGAACACAATTAGGATTTCATCAAGTATCAAAAACGGGAACAACACAATACGCTTCATTAAGACAAATTACGGGCACTTCAAGTGTTAGTTTAACTAACATTATTAACAACGCTAATATTTGGATTGGTGGTAGGGACAATAGTAGTGGGGCTGATAGTTATACAGACAGCCAACAACAATTTAACTATATCGGACAATCATTTAATATTGATGAAATGATGTCGTTTGAAACACTTGTGTATAATTTACAAAATAGTTTAGGTAGAGCACCTTATTAAAGATATGAAAGTAGGATTATTAACAGAAGAACAGAAAAACCTTTTAATAGGTGTTGAAATAAAACCAAAATGGTATTACAATCCCGTTCAAGATTGTAATGGTGATTGGATTATATCAAAAGAAGAAATCATAAATACAACCAATCAAAATTACGATTGGGTATTTGGATTACCCGATATTGATTGGTGTGCTCCCGCTCCACAACCGCCAACATTAGAAATGTATGTGGGTTCATAAGAAAGTATTTATAGATGGTGTAGAATATGAAAAATACCACATAAAACGATTAGAATGGGATTTAGAAAGTTTAATTGTTGGGGTGATGGTTTTATATTATGACGAACAAAATAAAGAAGCAGTAAAGATAAAAACACACTATTTCAATATGGGTGAAGAAGTTGATGTTAATAAATTGATAGACGAAATACAAATACTACATAATGGCAAAGTTTAAAAAATTAGAAATTACTTATATCAACGGAGAACCTACATTTAACTTTGGTGGTTTAGTTCCACGCATTTTATTTCCAGACCCTTCACCACAACCACAACCAAGTCCCACACCGACGCCTTCAATTACGCCATCGCCAACTAGCACATACATTCCCGCTAGTCCGACGCCAACACCTACTAGCACATATATTCCAGTTAGTCCAACGCCAACACCTACCAATACTGGCACACCCACGCCAACACCAAGTAGCACTTATATTCCAATTAGTCCTACACCAACGCCAACTTATACGCCGACGCCAAGTCCTACACCTTTACCACAAGGGGACTTCTTATTGGCAGAAACGGGTGATATATTAACAGCAGAAAATGGTGATAATATTGAATACAACTATTCTATAGTTCCTACAGATGTTCTTGGATTAGATAAGTGGTGGCGTTCTGATGTTGGACTTACCAAATACATAAGTGGTTATGTAGAAACTTGGACTGATAGTGAAAGTGGTGAAGTGGCAACGACAAATACATCATTAGGTTTTTATCCTACAGATGTTCTTAATTCATTAACGGGTATTACTATGGCAAATGATGCTGAAATGACTTTGGTTGGAACATTAACATATCCAAACTTTACAGCATTCGCTGTCTATAAAGTTAATAACATAAGTAGTGATGGTAGTTATATTATCGCTTCTAATGACGATGGTATTGGTGGATACATACCTACGGGTGTTATGGGCTCACCAGGTTTATTTATAGATAATGATGGTGCCTTGGCTGTGGGTGGTGTTAATTCTACATCAGCACAGATTGGAACTTGGAGCAAAGGTGATGTAAATTATGAAATCAGACAAAATGGTAGTATTGTATTAACACAATCTATCGGTGGTGGTAATGATATGACTTTTTCATCATTATTTAATAAACCAACAGCATCAGATGGATTATTAGATGGAACATTATGGGAACTTATCATTTATGATAGAGAATTAACAAACAACGAAAAACTTATGGTAAATCTTTATTTATCAACTAAATATCAAATAACAATAAATTAAAATGGCAAATATTCAAATATCGTCTTTACCCGCTTTTACTGGCTCCCCGACAGAAATAAAGTGGTTCGTAGCAAATAATTCGGGGAATACAACAACTTACAAGATGAGTGGTTATACCGCTGGATTGGTTCCTGGCACGGGGACTGATAGTTTGAAATCATCTTTAACATCAACACAAGGTATAGCATCTGGAACTGAAAGTATCGCTATTGGTAATGATGCCAGAGCAACGGGGACTTACAACATCGCAATCGGTTCTAATACTGATGCTATTGTTGGTAATGGTTCTATTGCTCTTGGTTGGAGCAGTTCTGTTGGTGATAGTGGTATAGCAATCGGTGGAGGACATACAAGTCCAGGATTAGCGACTACAACTATAGGATATGGTAGTAATAACCAGGGTAATTATTCAATCGCATTAGGAACACAACAAGACATTAAATCAAGTGCTAATAATTCTATATCAATCGGTTCAAATGGTTATATCAATACATCTGCGAATAATTCAATCGCAATAGGACAAGTTGGTAATACAAATGCTCCATACCAATATTCTATGGGATATAATAATGGAGCGGGAAACGGACAAAGAATATTTAACTTCGCTTGGGATAGTAATGCTTTCTTAAATGGTAATTATTCTATTGGTATAGGACAAAACTTTAACCAAGGCGGAAACTATCATACTTTAATAGGACACGGAAACGGAAACCAAGGCGGAACAGATATGATACAGATTGGTAGAGATATTCAATCATCAGCATCTACAACCAACATTATTGGTATTGGTGAAAACCTTGATGTGAATGGTGAAGGAACTATTGTAATGGGACAAGACATAAGTGTTCTAACCCCTTATTCTGTTTATTTGGGTGGTGTTAGTAATACAAATAGTATGACTTCATCGTCTTACCACAATACCATCTTAAATGGTAGTGGTAATACCTATTCAAGTAATGCTAGTGGAAACTTTGTAATCAATTCGTTTGATGGTGGAATTACAGATGATAATTTTTCTGGTATATTAGGTGGAAAACAAAACACAATCGCTAATTCTAATAACGATGGTATGAACTTTATTATCGGGGGGTATAAATCAACCATCAACGGATTAGGTAGAAATAATGTTATTTTAGGTGGTGAAAACCTTGATGGTTCTGGTGGTTGTAATTGGAGTTTCTTATTAGCGGGACAGAACAACCAAATCAACGGCGGAAACGGCGGTGGTGTAATTGGTTCAGATAATTCACAATACAGAAGTGGAAATAATGGTGTAGTTATTTCATCTAATTCATCTATTATTGGTAATGGTGGTGGTGCGAACTACGCATCTATCATCGGTTCAGCAAACGCATCGTTAGATGGTGGAAACCGAAATGTTGTTATGGCAACAGAAAACAATTCATTCCAAAACAATTCACAATCTATACTGGCTGGTGGATACGGACATAATTTATCAAATAATAATGATAGTGGTGCGTTTGCGGGAAGACAAAACATTATTAATAGTGCTAATCAATCTGCCACTATTGGTGGTATATCATCAACAATACCAGGTTTAGATAATGTTGTAATGGCGGCTACAAGTGGTAGAACGGCATTATACCCACTTACTTTACATACAGATAATCACCATACATATAAGACAGAAACTTTTGATGTTGTTTCTGGTGGTTCGGTTAGTGGTAATGTTGTTGTAGATTGTAGTTTAGCAACTATTTACACCTTCACTTTAGGCGGAAACATAACCCAGATTGACTTCCAAAATCTTCGTCCAGGTCAAAGATTAGAGTTTATTGTAGAAAATACAACTTACAACTTTACTGGTAGTGCGTTGATAAATGGTGTAAGTGGTTATGTTTATAGCAAAAATGGAACGATAAGTCCCCAAAACAATTCTATAACCCACTATACCGCAACTTACGATGGAACAAGATTATTCCTTGATGAAGAAACTGGATTTAGTGTTGTCTAAATAATAAAAAATAACATATAAGATGATATACATTACACAAAACGCAACGAATACAATAATGGTGTCTGTAAGTGAATATAAGGAATTATCTTCACCTACTTACCTATGGGTATTACAGAACGCACAAAGTGGGGTTAGAACCACATTTATACCCCGTAATATAACAAGTGTATATCCATCTTATTATGCTAATAAATACGATTACTTCCAATTTAACACATATAAAAATCAACCCGTAGAAAGTATTGCTTCGGGAACTACAGATTGTAATTTACATTTGTTAGATAATAACCAATATTGGTTAGGGATATACGAACAAAATAGTCCAACGAACTTGAATAGTTCGTTGTCCTACAATAAACTATTATCAAGTTTGGCTTTCATTTTTGTAAGTGAAAGTGATACTTATTATACGGGGAACACACCAAACAACAATATAATATATTATGGAAAATAACAATAAAAAGTTTCATACATTTTACCAACAATACCCAATCCAAAGGTTAGACATTCGTGAAAACACGGAAAGCACTACCCGTAGGGAAGATTGGGTGAATTGGGGACAAGGGGGAATGAATGACTATCCACAATTCGTTTTAGAATTAAAAGAAATGTCCCCTACCTTATCTGTCTGTATTGACGCTAAATCCAATATGTCTATTGGTGATGGTGTTGAAATAGAAGGTAAAGGAAATGTAATGGTAAATCGTTTTGAAAGTTTAACTGAACTTTATTACAAGTTAGTTATGGACGCTTGGTTATTTGGTGGGTGGGCTATTGAATGTATCCCCAACAGAGAACATACGGCTATTGAAAGTATCTATCATTTACCATTCCAATATGTAAGAGCAGAAAAGAAAGGTGAAGACGAACACACAAGGGAAATAGATTTTTTCTATTATTCGGAAGATTGGGACAGCACAAGAAGGGATAAAAAAATTACCAAGTTTCACACATTAGATTTAGAAAATAGGGACGCTAGACAAATCTATTATTGGACGAATTATCAACCATCTAATAATAAGATTTATCCCGTATTACCTTGGCAGTCAGCATCAGATGCGGTTGCTTTGGAAGCGGAAATATGGGAGTTCCATAAGAAAAATCTGGCTTCATCGCTTTTACCCAATTTACATATTTCGTTGATTGGTTCGCCATCGCCTACTGAAAAGGAAGAAATCTATTCAGAATTGGTTAGTTCTTATCAAGGTAAGGACGGAGCGAAGTTGATGGTTTCTTTTAGTGATAGTCCCGAAGAACGCCCCGTTATTGAAACAATTTCTAATGACGCTAATAGTTCAATCTATTTAGATGTTTTAACTTTGGTTCAACAGAATATCCTTACAGCGAACCAAATTAGTTCCCCACTTTTGTTAGGGGTTCAAGTAGGTTTAAGTAATGGGTTCAGTTCAAACGCAGAAGAAATCAAAGTGGCTCAAAATCATATGGTTCAATTTGTTATTGAACCATTTATTAGAAAAATGAATATCGGTATTGAAAATGTATTGTCGTTGAAATACAACGAGCCAATAAAAATCATAAACAAGTTTAATCAATTCAATATAATATAATGGTATATTTTATCACAGAAGACGATGTAAGAAATAATCTACCCGTAGAATATTCTTTATTAAGTGGAAACATATTACCCGCAATTCAACAAAGTCAATTTGTTAATGTTAGGGATTTAACGGGTGATTTATTGTATAACGCATTAGTAGATAAAATTACTGATGGTTCTATTACGGGTTCTACTAATTCCAATTACAAGTTGTTATTGGACGATTATTTGACCCAGGTTGCGTTATATTGGACTGGGGTATATCTACTTACCAACAACCTAGCAAAACTTCAAAATAGGGGTATTCAAAGTGAAAGTAGTGAGTTTTCAAGTTCTGCTGACTTATCAGTTTATCGTGAATTGAAAAGGGAGTTTAAAGAATTGGCAGATTACTACACAACCCGTGCGAAAGATTACTTATACTTTAATCAAAACTTATTCCCCGAGTTTTCATACTATAATGGAAATGGATTACAAAGTGCGTCATCAACAGAAAAATATAACTATGGCGGTTTGGTGTTAGGACAAAAACCTATATGGAGTTGGAACAACCATTCCTATCGTGGTGGTAAATGTTGCTAAACTATGATTTATTTTCCAAGTTATAGAAGGGGTGAAAGTATGGTTGGATACACCCAAAGGTGTAGTTCCAATCGTAATCTTATGAATGCTGTAGAAGAGATACGAGTTCGCCAGGAACTTTGTAAGGACTTTTTAAGGGAGCAGAAGAAGGCACTAAACCTACCTTTCGCAAAGAACGAAAAAAAGACATAACCCGTTTGGGTGAATAGAAGTTTCTTTGTTCCCACTTTTTATCTACACAATACTTTACCCAAAAACGCTCACCACAACCCAACGACATCACATCTACGATGAAGTAGTTGTCGTCCCAAGTAATCATAACACTTCTTTTTAGTTGTTCTT